GCTGAGACTGCGCCAAAGCAATCCGCTGAGATTGTGAAAATACGTTCGGGTTGGATACAGGAACAACGTCCACACGGTCGTCAAAATCCTGCGCCATGATAGTACGGTCACCGCCCTCTACCGCAAACGGGTACTCCTGCGGCAGATACTCCGACATGACACGCGACAGAAGCTTAAACTCTTGGCGCATGCTGTAATGGAGTCGCTTGTGGACAGCACTCATGACCCGTGAGCCCTGTTCCAAGAGCGCAACAGTCGTGCCTACCGGTGCCTGTTGATTGCCGTCACCGACCTTCATGTCCGTGATCGTGGCGAAACGACGACCCGCATCTACCACAAAACCTAATAACTGGAACAAGGTGCCGTCAGGCCCCTTGAAGGGCAACGGCATCAGAGAGTCTCTAATGGCACCTCCGGGGGCGTCAACGTCTCTGAATTCTCCCGGTTGCAAGGGCTCCTCATCATCTCTAACTCGGAGACCGCGAGCTTTAAATCCAGCAGGAAGATTAGAAAGAGTGCCAGCGTCAATAAGCTGACGAAGGGCAGCAGTCGCGGTTCTTGAGAGGCCCCCAATCGTGTGAATAAGTCCGAGCCCATAAAAACCAAACCCCGGCAAAAACTTGTAGTGAACAAAATACTGAATTTTTAGCTTCAGTTCGTCTTCTTCACGGTAGTTACGACGAACGGACAAAATTTGCCCGTTGTCTTCGCTAATGGTCACCACATAAGGCACCTTAATGCCCGTCGGCTCACCATCTTCCCCCATGTCCTCAAAGCCTGCTAGGTCAAGCTCTACATGGCATTCCAGTAGCGTGCAATCATAATCAATGTTGCTGTGCTCCATGCCGCCAATCTTGTCTAGCTCATCCGTCACCTCATTAGAATTAGGCAGGCTAGGCAACACAGAAACATCACGATAAAACCCCATGACCTGACGCTTGCGCAAATCATTCAAGGGCATCTTCACAACTTGCGTGATATTCGGGCAAGAGTCCAAATCACTCGCACCATATGGCACGACAATGTCCTCCGCCGGGACAAACTTGCTCACCGCACGGTCAATGGTCTCGTCGTAATACACCTTCTTGAACGTAGAACCCGCCAGCGGCAAATAAAACAGCATCTGGTCAAATTCAGGCGTGTAATCCTCCATCACATCCGTGATGTAGTAATTCATGAACTCCTTAACACGCATGGCCTGCGCTTCACGGTCCTTGGTCTTCTCCCCAATAACCGTCGTGCGAACAGGCCCAGAAGGGGGCAGCAACTCATTGAATGCCTGCGCTTGAAACTGCGTGGCCGCCTCCGCCATCAAAGGATGCGTGACACCCGTGGCACCGCGGAATGGCATTGTGCGGTCTTCATAGGTGTAGCCAAGAAGCTCCAAACCTTTAGAATACGCGTCTTCCCACTCAGAACGAGACGCCTTATTGGCCTCAAACTCACCTAAAAGCTCTGAAGCCAGAGCGCCGAGTTCACGGTCGTCCAAATCCTCCGCAAGGTTTCGGTAAAAATCACCCTCATCGACCCCAAGCATCGCCATAGGGTCAAAGTCCACAATAACACCGCCATCGTCAGACTCCTCAATTTCAATCCCTTCAGGGAGAAGCGCGTTGCCCTCAAACGTACCCGGGGCCGCTAGCTCTATGTCTAACTCCATGTCCTCTTCAGTAACTTCCGGCATCATTGCCGTGCTGTCCATCAGCGAGGAAAGAATCGCTTTATCGTCACCGTTAGCCATCAGGCTCTCCTACTTGTGTATGGGGCAAACGCGCCCATGCCGCGTCTTATAACTGGGGTATTGAACATCGCATTGGCCCGCGGCACAAGGGCCGCGACGCCTCCGCCGTTAGCGTAATTAGCATACGGCTTAACTTCTGGGGAAGAATACGCTTTTTCCATCTCAGGCGTTATCTTTAACAGCCATACAGACATCACGGCTTTTTCTTTTTCCGAATCATTCGGAGTAAGGAGGATCCCTCCTCTACGCAATTCACCATTGTATTGCTTTCGTTTAGCCAGCTTTTTTACATAGGGCGCAAGAACATTGTCGTAAAATTTAAACTTTTTGCCCCCGTATTTTCTGTTTTCTATGTCATCCGTGGTAAAGGCTATGTATTCTAACCCGCTATCTACTGCTTCTTTTAATGCCCGACGAAAACCAACTTCATGCCAGTTGTCCTTAAGCGGCGCATCTGGAACTGTTCCTGATATTTGTCCGCCCGAGTAGATTGCGTCTCTGATCTCAGGTGCTCCGACGTTGTATTGTGACTTCAATGTTTTTTTAACATCCTTGACCACGCCTTTCTTGAATTTGTCTTTGAGGTCTTTTAGCTCCTCTGGGTCAGCATCTGGTATAGCCGGTACTCCCATCCTGTAATTAAGCACATTGTCGTCAAGCTTATCGAAAAATTTCTGACGCTTATCGGGATCTTCAATAGATTTTGCCACCAAGGAATTATATTCAGGCCGTATTTCCTCCATACTCGACCTAAAAGCATTCAATTTAATGTCGGTAAAATCCTCCCTGTCTGCACCATAAGCTTCCGCTATATCAAATAAAATAGTTAAATCGTTAGCGTACTCGTTTGCAGCTTGGTGCCAATCAGATTGAATTTCATCCACATATAGCGCTTCTACGGGCTTATCCCCATCATAAACGGTACGCTCATTTAGACGAATATGAACAACCGTCTCTTCAGGAAGCCCCTTGTGATAACTCGGGATGCCGGGACTTTTACTGGCCATCATTCCTTCGGGATCTTGGGTGGTTGTAACAGCAATTGTTCTTGGCGATCTTGCGGGTTCAATCGTATAGCCCTCGGGAGCCGCTCTGTTTAAAGTGTAGGCAGTCTCATGAAAACCTTTTACAAAGTTGTCCGACAAAGGCCGCGAAAGGTCGTCATCCACCGAGTTAATATGGTCTAGTATTTCTTGTTTAGTGTACTTTTTTGAATCGTCTAAAAACGAAGGAAGATCAAGCCTTTCTAAGTCCTCTTGCTTAATGCCCGCGTTTTTAATTAAACCCAGCATCTGGGGGCCCGTGCCCTTTTCTTGCTTTAGGGAAGAAACAACATCCGGTATTGAACTCGGAAAAGAAACAGGCGGGGGCTCAATGTTGGGTAAATCCCCCCTCAAAGCGCCCATGTTGACAGGGTACACCCGCCTTTCTTTCGGGCCATAGGCCGTTAAAACTTCTGTTTGGTATAGGTCCGGTTTTTCCTGAATATAGCTAGAAAAAACACTTTCCCTTTGTAGCCCCAAAGGAGAGCGTGTTGCTTGCTCTATGTCATAAGGATATCTGGCTTGCGCGGCTTCATATTGAAGTCTAGCAGAAGGTATATCTTCGTTGGCAAGCATTTCTCTGGCCTTGACTTTCGCGCGAAAACCTTGAGGGGATAGCGCTTGACTTAAATCTGTTGCGGCTGGGCGAACAAACCCTTCTTTTTGAGAAATATAGTCTTGTATTGCAGTACTGAAATGTCTTTCGGGGCCCCCAAAAAAAGAAGGCTTTCCCCCAACCCCTGTTTTGACCACAAAAGAATCCGTTGTGGCATTGTACAAAACAGGCGCTCCGCCCTCCTTTTCTCCGCGGGCTAAGTCAAAAATAGGGGACGTGGAAGCAGGCCAAAAAACAACTTCCTTATTTTTAAGCTCAGGGTATGCTTCAAATCCGTTGTCAAACTCTATTAGCTCCCCTAGTTTTCGGGAGGGCTCTTTGCCAGAAGCGGTTTCAGCAACCAAATCATTCTCGACATACTGATTAAATTTGTCGAACTTTAAGCCGCCTTCACCATGAATAGGTATGAAAACCCCGGGTTTGTTTTCCGTCGTGCGAATAACCCCTGTTCTGCGATATATAGCGTCCTCACGACGCCCTTCGTTAAACATCTTTTCCGCATCATCCACAGCCTTCTTAAACCGGCCTGATACGTTAGAACTACCCATCATGCCAAAAACAGCGCCGGTTTCTCCCGCCGTCATCGCCGCCGTTGCAGGCGACATCATGGCCGGAACAGACAGCATTAACTCTTCCGCCCCCACTACCTGACCAGTCTTAGGATCGTAAACCCGCTCCTCGCCAGCAAGCGCCGCTTCACCAGAAATACCCATCCGGCGAACCAAACCCTGCAACGCATCCGGTGCAGAAGACAACGCTTCCATGACCGCGGCACGGGCCTCTGGGTCCCGAAGCAAACCCTTAAACGACGCAAGACCCTGAAGCGCCTCAGGGACCGCCGCTTCTACATCACCATACTGCCCCGGGGTGACCACGCGCTCAACTTGACCCGCTTCAGGACTCTCAACAACACGCTCTTCGTAAGGCTTCTCAACCTCCCGACGAAACGGCATCAAAGGACTAAGCAAACGACCTATGCCAGAAGCCTCAGGCCCAAAACCATACTCGTAATCCTTTACAGC